TCGTCCTGCTGACCCATCGGGACGCCATGGCCGTGAGAGATGCCCTGAAATCGTTTTATCGACGGGACCCGTCGAAGCGTTTCACCGTGCGCCAGCGTACGGAAGGCGAGTGGGTTTGCCGGAGGATCGCATGAGCAAGAAAGACGTTTTCAACACCCCGCCCATCCTGGGCAATAAGCTGCAGCAGCGCCTGACATCGAAGGTTGCCCCGCTCAATCGACAAAAGACCCTGACCGGGCGCGAATGGAAGTTCGTCCAGGAATTGGTGTCGGGGGACGGCGAGGTCACAATGAAGGAGGCCGCGATCCGCGCCGGGTACCCGGAAAAATCGGCGAAGACGAAGGCCTGGAAGCTGACGAATGCCGAAATCTCGCCGCATGTGGTGGCCGCGATCCAATCCTATCGCGCCGAACTGAATGCAAAGTACGGGACGACGTTCGAGCGGCACATGAAGGACCTGCAGAAAATTCGCGACGCGGCACTGCAGGCCGGGGCGTATGGTGCGGCCGTGCAGGCCGAGTACCGTCGCGGCCAGGCACTGGGCACGATCTACGTCGAGCGAAAAGAGGTTCGATTCGGCACGATCGACAGCATGAGCAAGGAAGAGGTCATGCGCGAGCTGGAAAAAATCAAACAACTGTATGGCGGGCCGCCGCCGAAGGCGATCATCGACCTGGAGCCTGAGCAGGCCGTCGCATCGATCGAGCATGATCCTGAATTTAATCCGAGCGAGGTCCTGAATGGCGATAAAACCCGAGGCGGCACTGTACAAGCGAATCCGGGAGAACCTGCCGGACAGTCACATAACGCGGATCGAGTCGAGGGTGAACCTGGGGATTCCTGACTGCCTGGTGGCATTGAAGGGCCTGGGCCTGTTCGTCATGATCGAGCTGAAGGTTGTAAAACGTGGGCGAAAAATCAACCTGAGCCCGCACCAGGTGGCATTCCATGCAAAGCATGCCGACCTGGGCGCGCCGACGTTTATCCTGGTGCAGTACCATCCCCCGGGCACTACGTCGGCACTCAAGGCCGAGCTGCTGTTGTACCGTGGCCGCCAGGTCCTGGACCTGCATCACTTGGGAATCGACGCCGAACCGGTCGAGCGGTGGCCGCTCTCGCATGTGCTCTGGCATATGCTGCGCCATCGCCTGGCCGAAGCTTGAGAAAGAAAGAAAGCGAGAAAGCATGCGAAAAAATAGACTGAGCGCGCACCGACGTGCCCAGCGTGGCCTGGACTATCGGCGGCCGCCCCCGCCGAGCGAGGCCGAGCGAACCCGGGGGACCGTGCGGTCCCTGTTGCGCCTGGCGCGCATGATCCTGCTGCATCAGGTTTTTTCAGGGGGAAAATAAAAAGCTTGCGCGCCCGAAATTTTTTGCGATACACTACGGGGACCGGCTGGGAATTCCCCCGGCGGCCATACAGTCAGAAAGAGAGAAAGCGCCATGTTGAAAACCGTCACCGTATCCGCGAACCGTAAGACCGGCCCGATCGCAGTCACATACCGCTCGGGCGTGCATGAGACGTACGGCACGTGCCCGAAAACCTGCGGCCTGCACCCGAAAAGTGAGACCGGCGCGATGCTGGTCGACGTCGATTATCTTGAGGCCCTGCGCAAGGCCGTGCCCCGTAATGGCCAGGCCTGGACCTATTCGCATTTTCACGCCGAGGCCCTGCCGATTCCCCGCAAGGGCGAGACTGTGATAAACGCGAGCTGCGACGACACCCGCGAGGCCGTGCGCACCGTCGAGCTGGGCCGCCCTGCTGTATATGCTGCACCGGCCGACACGGCCGACACCTGGCCGAAAAAAATCCAGGGCGTGCGCTTCGTTCGCTGCCCTGCTGAAACCGTCGACACCGTCACCTGCGCGAGCTGCGGCGGTGGCCGCCCATTGTGCGCACGTGGCGATCGCGATTATGTGATCGTTTTCGTTGCGCACGGTTCCGGCGCGAAAAAGGTCGGCACCGGTTCCGGCGGATGTTATGCCGCCGGGGGCCCGACCGCGATCCAGTGGCACGGCGTGAAAAAATCCGGCCAGGCGAACGACGCCGACGCCCTGCGCACGTTCGCGAAATCCCTGCCGCCTGGTTCCCTGCTGCGCCACCACGTGGCGGGCGATATCGGCCGCGAAAATTAAAGCTTGCGCGCCCGAAATTTATTAGGGTACAATTTTCAGCACGGGGGCCGTCCCCGTGCATACAGAAAGAAAGCGAGAAAATCATGGGCTGGACATTCCCCTACACTACCCCGACACGCGACGCCCTGGTGCAGTACCTGCGCCGCCCCGAGCGATTCGGCGAAAAATTTGAGCTGGTGCGCGCCTGCGCGACCGGTTCGCATCACTGGTATTTGATCCGCGAGCGCGCTACCGGCCTGCACTGGATCGGCCTGGACCTGCTGCAGGGTTCCCGGGGCGAGGGCTGGGGTTACAAGGACCTGGACGAATCCGTGGGCCCGAATGCGATCGACTGCCCCCTGGCTTACCTGGCCGCCCCGCATGCCGAGCGCGAGGGCTGGGCGAAACAATGGCGCGAGCGCGTGCGCGAATATCACGCGAAAAAGGCCGCCCGGCCTGCCCTGGTGCCTGGTGCCCGCCTGCGCCTGCGCGACGGCCGCGAGTACATCCTGGCCGAAAACCTGGGCCGCCGTGGCTGGCGCGTGATCAATCCCGCCGACGGGTTCGGCGCGTTCTGGCGCATGCCTGCGACCGTGGCCAGGTCGGCCGAGCTGGTCCCGGCTGCGTGATTTTTTGCCCGGGGGTTGACACCCCCGGGAATTTTGGGCGAGAATCCTAACCGTGCAATCCCGCACGCATACAGAAAGAAAGCGAGAAAACAATGGCTCACATGATCGACACCACCACCGGCACCGCCGCCATGGCATACACCGGCGCAACCCCCTGGCATGGCCTGGGCCAGGCCCTTACACCTGGCGCAAGCATTGAAACCTGGACACGCGAGGCCGGGCTGGGGTACACCGTCCTGGAATCCCCCGTGCTGTACAAATCCCCCGCCGCCACCGAGCTGCAGTCCTGGCCGAATCGCAAGGTCCTGCACCGCTCCGACACCGGCGCGCCCCTGGCCGTCGTGTCCGACGGGTACCACGTCGTGCAACCTGGCGAGGTAATGGAATTTTTCCGCGACCTGGTCGAGCTGGGCGGATTCCAGCTCGAAACCGCCGGGGCATTGTCCGACGGAAAACGCGTGTGGGCCCTGGCCAGCGTGGGCGAGGCCGCCCCCGTGGTCGACCGCGACCTGGTCAAACCTTATTTGCTGCTCGGCACGTCATACGACGGGACCATGGCCACCGTCGCGAAATTCACCGCGATCCGCGTCGTGTGCAATAACACGATCACGGCCGCCGTCGGCGGGTACTCGCAGGGCCGCGTGATCAAGGGCGAGGCCGAAACGTCGAGCGGGTACCTGCGCAGCGCCGTGCGCGTGCTGCACTCCGAAAAATTCGACCGCGAGGCCGTGCGCCTGCAGCTCGGGATCGTCGCGAATGCCTGGGAATCGTTCCTGGTGCAATCCCGCCAGCTCGCGGGCGTGCCAATGTCGACCGACCAGGCCGACGAATTCCTGGCCGAGCTGCTGAAACCCTGGCACCGTGCCGACCTGGACGTGCGCGAGTCGAAAGCATTCCGCCGCATTCGCGAGCTGTTCGACGGCCGGGCGATCGGTGCCGACCTGCCGGGCGTGGCCGGTACTCGCTGGGCGATGCTGAACGCCGTCACCGAGCTGGTGGACCATGAGCGGGGCCGCTCGAATAACACCCGGATCGAGTCCGCCTGGTTCGGTGCCGGTGCTGCACTCAAAGCCCGGGCCGCCGAGCTGCTGGCCGCGTAACCTGGCGAGCTGCTACACCTGGACCAGGGGCCCGCGTGGCCCCTGTTTTTTTGCCCTGTTGACACCGTCGCGAATTTTGGGCGAGAATATCGACGCGGGGGACGTCCCCGTCATACAGAAAGAAAGCGAGAAAATCATGAGCTGTTTTATCGTCAACGACTACCACCTGCGCGCCCTGGTCACCTGGGCCGAGCTGCGCCGCGTGGCTTTGCCTTATTCCGCCCCCGTATCCTGCGAGCTGCTGGCCGTCGCGAACCGTCGCGCATTCGCCGAGCGGTATCAGGGCCGCTACCAGGACGAGGTCCCGACGTTCGGCGGGTACCAGGTGGCCGCCCTGGGCGAGCTGCTGCCGGTCGACATCGTCAAGGCCTGCGACTGCCTGGACTACCAGGCCTGCGACTGGTCCGGCTGGGACGCGAGCGAGGCCGCCGCCGTGCTGCGCGAAATTCGGGCCGCCGCCGTGGCCGTGGCCGCCGCC